AAGTTAAACAATATAGGAAAAAAATGGAGTCGAAAGAGTCATATCAAATTAAAAGAAAAATTTATTTAGAAAAATATTATTCAAATCCTAAAAATAAAAAAAGAAGAATAAAATGGTTTAAAGAGTGGAGTAAAAGAGATCATGTGAGACAAAAAAAATTAGATTATAAAAAAAGAAATAAAGAACATATTAGAAAACAATCTTCCGAATATGCTAAAAGACCAGAAGTAAGAAAAAGAGTAAGATTACAAATAAGAGAAAGATATAAAACAGATCCTATATTTTTAATAAAAAATAGAATTAGAACTAGATTTTATCTTTATGTAAAAAGAGGACTAGCAGAAAAAAAAGTTAAAACATCTAAATTAATTGGTTGTGATTGGAAATATTTAAAAAATCATTTACAAAGAAGATTTAAAAAAGGAATGAGTTGGAAAAATTATGGTGAATGGCACATTGACCACACAATACCAATGGCACATTTTAATTTACTAGATGTTAAGCAACAATATAAATGCTGTAATTACAAAAATTTGAAACCAATGTGGGCTACAGATAATTTAAGTAAAGGAGCTAGATACATTGGATGATAAAAATATTTTTATGGATATAAGAACCTGCATTAAATGCAAAAATAAAGCTGATGTAGTAGAGAAAGGCAAAGACTATTGTGCAGAATGTTGGTTTAGATATTTCTCTGGTGAAAGCATTGAAGAATATGAAAAAAGGGTTAAACAATTAGATCAAGCTAGAAATGATAAAAATAAAACTAGAACCTAACGAAGTAGAACTAGCCTTAAATATTGCCTCTAAAAGGTACATAGGCAACCTTAGAATGGGTAAAACCTTTTCCTATGGTTACACCAAAGGAATTAAATCGCAGCTTACTGATGGGGTTCTGGGTGCTTTAGGTGAGGTGGCTTATGCAAAGGCTACTAATAGCTTTTATAATGGATCTTATTCAGATGATAACCAGTTTTATTCAGACTCAGACTTTCAAAATAATATAGAAATAAGATGTCAGGAAAAAAAAGTTAATAATTTCTTAATTATAAGACCTGGAGAAAAAAAAGGTAAATATATTTTAGTTATAAAAGATAATGATAAAGATTTTAATTTTACAATTATGGGTTCATTTATTTATAATGATGATCTACCACCAGAAAAATTAACTGACTTTGGATATACTCAAAGACCACCTGCATATAAAATAGAATTAAAAGAATTAAACCCTAGACTAGAATAATATTTGTATAATTTATTGACACAGTTTGTATTAATTAATATTAAGGCATTATGAAAACAATCGGAAAAGAATGGAGCAGAAAAGAAGAAGGCGGAGCATTTACAGCAGACCATTTGAGTCCATCGCAACTTTCCAAGAGTATGGATATTTGGTTTAATGATTATGTAATCTTAACAGCAGAACAAAGAAAATCTATGCTAGGCAATCTTAATATGGACATTGGTTCAATAGTAGGAATAGCAGCACAACAAATGATTACAGAAAAATTAACATTAGAAGAAGTTATGAAAGGAAAAAATGTCAAATAAAATAATGCAAGAACTTGCAATATTACAAACAGAAAACAGAAAATATAAAGAACAAGTTAAAATTTATGTTAAAAAATTGTTAGATAGAGATAGTGAGATTAAAGATTTAAAAGAACAATTAAATAACTTAGAGCTTAAAGAAAAAATGGTTGCTAAAAATAAAAGTTATCTAGAACTTAAGGCTCAAAAAGATATTGAACAAGTAAAAGAAAATAAAAAACTGAAAGGGAAAAATGAAACTAAAACCAGAAACGACTGAAGAAAAAAGTAAGGGAGGATTTAAAGAAAGAAGAAAACTTTGTTTAAATGAAGCAAAGAATATTCCAACTGTTGATATTAAAGGTAAGAAATATTCTACAGTAAATGAAAGACTTAGACATTTACTTAAATATTTTCCAGAAACTAGATTTAATGAAGAAGTTTTATTCCATGATAACGAAAGAGTTATTGTAAAAACTGAGTTATATATTGGTGATACAATTTATGCAGTAGGAACTGCTGAAGAATATAGAAACTCATCTTTTATAAATAAAACAAGTGCCTTAGAAAATTGTGCAAGTAGTAGTTTAGGAAGAACAATTGCTGCCTTTGGTCTATCAGGTTCAGAGTATGCTAGTGCAGAAGAATTAGTAAATGCCTTAAATAATCAAAAGGGATCTACTCAACAAATTTCAATTAAAGATACAATTAAAAAGCAAACAACCGAAACTAAGTTGACAGCTTTGTATTCCAATTGGAAGAAAGAAAATGATTCATTAGAAGAATTATTTAAAAAACAAGAAACAAGCATTAAAACCAATGGAGGAACAAATGCAAAACAACAATGGTAATGCCAAGCAAAAAGATTGGGTGTTATTCCAATACGATGCCAATAATGAGAAAGCTATTAAAATAGATTTTTCTGGTAATGTTAATTTAGACAATGGCAACAAAGGAACTATTCTTGGAGTGAAAGGTCAATCAAAAGATGGAAATGTTAAATTTATAAAAGTATTTGCTCAAGTAGGTGTGATCTTTAAAGGGGATGACAAGTTTACTGGAGAAATGAATTACTCAGAAGCAGGTGGACACAAAGGTTTAATTGGATGGTTAAACGAACAAGGAACTATTCTTTCTGGTTACAAGAATGAACCTAGACCTAAACAACCAAAAGCAGAGAGTAAAGAAATACCCTTTTAAGTGAAAGTTGTTTATTTAGTTTTAGCTTTACTTACAGGTGAGAGCTATGTTTTAGACAAGGTTAAGTTTGAAACTACTCTCACTTGTGATGAGATATTTGATTCTTTAATAAAGTTTAAACAAATAGGCATTAGAAAATATCCAATATATAAAAACAAAGTAGCTTTTGCACATTGGTGTGAAGATGGTAAAGGAAATTATGTCAGATAATGTAAAGTTTATAAGTGAGATGGAAAGATTATTAAAAGAAAAACAAGATGATTATGGACAGTTTGACCATACCTCTTATGTTATGTCAGGAATTTTAGAAAAATACTTATCAGTTTATAATGATTGTGAGGTTAAAGTACCTTTAAAAATGTTTGGTATCTTTATGGTTTTTTTAAAACTTTGGAGAGTTATGCAATCAGAAAATTATAAAAAAGATAGCTTTGATGACATCAATGGCTATGCAGAATTACTAAGAAGGTTGGTACAAAATGAAGAAAAGAGGTAAACGACCAATGACACCTAAAATGCTTGAGCTATTGCAATACATTAAAAACTATAGTACAAAACATGGATATATGCCGACATTTTTAGAAATGGCTAATGAAATGGGTTACAAAAGTAAAAATTCAATTAGTTCGCTAATTGAAAAACTAGAACAAAGAGATGAACTTAAAAGAGATTACTCTGGTTACAGTAGGAACATAATTCTAAATGGTTAAAGTAATTAAAACATCTAACTTAGAATTAGCAGTTGACTTTGAAGAAATTTTTGATGGTGCAACAGTAGAAGAAGCTACTCAAAAAGCACACAATCAGAAAATGCCTAGTGAGTTTGCAAAAGCAAATATCACCGATAACAAACTTATTAGTGCAAAAATTAAACTTATTGGTGAGGAGAATGATGAGCTTAAGAAATAGCAACATTAGATTGTACAATAAGCTAGACAAGGCACATAAGAAAGTTTTTAGTGCCAAAGATAAGGGAAGGCAATGTGTACATACTCTGAAAGCATTTAAGGAATATAATCAATTGTTCCGAAGAATTGTTGAAGCAGAGAATAAAGATGCTAGATTTTTATATACTTAATTAAGTATATATAAAAAGTTGCATAAGCACTTAAGGGATTCTATACTCTAAATTAAAGGAAGGAACACAATGAGATTATCACCCAAAGCTAAAAAGAACCATGAAGAAGATAATGCGTTCTATATTCATCTAGGTAAAAAAATAAGACAAGCAAGAAGAACTAAGGTTAATGAGTTTACTGGAAAAGAAACTATTATACCTCAGACTAAAGTTGCTAATGCACTCAAGACAACATTTCAACAAATTGGAAAGTATGAAAAAGGTGAAAACCGAATACCAGTTGTTAGTTTAATTAAGATAAGTAAATTTTTAAAAAAACCATTAAGTTATTTCTTAGAAGAATATCAAGAGTTAGATGTTGTTGCAGAAGAATTTAATATGGCTTTTCAAATAGAAAGTGAAAAAATACAGGAAGGTAAGTAATGTTTGTTCCTGTTCAAGAAAAACTAGATAAACTAGTTGCACTTACTCCTGATGACCAAGAAAAATTAAGTCATTATAAAAGTATAGTACCTGCTATGATTGCCAATTGTCATAAGGCTCACCAAACTATTCCAGGTTGGGAGTCTTGTAAGCCAGAGATAGAAGCCTTTAAATGGTTTGATGGTATCAATATTCCTGTTCATGGTTACATAGATTTAAAAGGGGATAAAGTTATTATTGAGGATAAGTGCAAGATGCCTAGAAGGGGGATTGTCAAGAAAGATGGTACTAGGTCTTGGTTTCCAGGTAAGTTACCGGACAGACCTTCACCATACAATCTGCTGCAAGTTGATTTCTATTGGTCAGTATTTGAAGTTCCTGTTTATCTTTGTTATGTCAATGAGAAAGAGTTTAAAGTCTATCATGCAGATAATTGTGATGAACTTAAACCAGAGAATATTAAAAAAAGAATACCTAGAATAATTCAAAGAGCTAAAGTTAGGCAGAACTTAATGAAGATCAGTAATGATCCTAATGTTCTTAAAGATTATATCCAACCAGACTTTACACATATGTTTTGGAATAATGATGCTGATGAGAATTATCTAAAGAATGCTAAGAAATTTTGGGGATATTAGTGCAACTATTTAATGATGATTGCTTAAAGATATTACCAACAATACCTGATAAATCTATTGATTTAATACTTACAGATCCTCCTTATGGCACAACAGCTTGTAGTTGGGATAGTATTATTCCATTCGACAAAATGTGGAGTGAATTAAAAAGAATTATAAAAGATAACAAGGCTATTGTTTTATTTGGTGCAGAGCCATTTAGTTCTAATTTAAGAATGTCTAATATTAAAAATTATAAATATGATTGGATATGGGAAAAAGATAATGGAACTAATTTTGCATCTGTGAAATATCAACCATTTAAAGTTTATGAAAACATTCTTGTTTTTGGTGATTTTCCTGTCGCTTACACTCCTAAAAATATTAAATGCTATAATCCTCAAATGACAAATGGAAAACCATATAAAACAGTAAGTGGAAAACAAAAAAGTGATAGTGCTATTATAAGAGATGGATGTAAGGAAAAAATGAGTAATTATGAAACTATTAATAATGGACAAAGATACCCAAGAAATATTATAAAATTTAACAGGGATAAAAATAAAATACACCCCACACAAAAACCAGTATCTCTTATAGAATATTTGATTAAAACTTTTTCTAATGAAAACGATACTGTATTAGATTTTACAATGGGTAGTGGAACGACTGGAGTAGCTTGTAAAAATGTTAATAGAAATTTTATAGGAATAGAATTAGACGAAAAATATTTTGATATTGCTAAAAACAGAATAGAATCTACCAATCAAACTTTGTTTTCGGTTTAGCATCATTCTCTTTAACGCAATCATAGTGAGCATTTTGATATTGATATTTATTTCTTACTAATCTTCCAATTGGAATAAATGAATCTTCTGAGGTCATAGATTGATTACAGTATTTACATTTACCTACATCAACTATCTTTTCTTTTCTAACCCAAGTTTTTTTTGGCATAGCTTTCCCTTTACCCCTCCATCATACCCAGTTGACTAGCAACTACACCTAAAAACAATTATTTTTTCTTAGCAGTTTTTTTAGCTCTTTTCAGAGCCTTATCAGATACAGTACCTTTACCTGGTTTACTTTTGCCAGATTTCTTTTTTTTATTCATATAATAATAAAGTCCCTTTTTAACAACTCTACCATCTTTAGTTCTATGATAACCTTTTTTAACTTTTTTCATTATTTTTTCTTTTTCTTTTTTTTCTTTTTCATAGCTTTAAAGTCAGCACCAGTTATTTTATC